GTTGAGCCGGGGGAGAAGATCGTCATGTTCTTCGATGGCTCCAAGTCCAACGACCACACGGCCCTCGTGGGCTGCTGCATGGAGGATGGGCACATCTTCAAGATCGGGCACTGGCGGCCGGAGAAACCCCTCGGCGTGGTGAATGTAGCCGCCGTCGACGCTGGGGTGCGGAGGGCGTTCGACACCTATGATGTAGTCGCGTTCTGGGCTGATGTCCGCGAGTGGGAGTCGTTCACAAGGACGGCGTGGCCTGAGGATTTCGGGGATCGTTTGATCGCCCCTGCTGTGCGCGGCGGCATGTCGGCGTCCCCGATCGCCTGGGACATGCGGTCACACGCCTACCAGTTCGCGGAGGCCGCGGAGACCGCCTACACGGAGATCATCCAGCAGACGTTCACCCACGACGGGGACTCGGCGTTGGGTGAGCACGTGTCGAACTGTCGCGTGAACGAGTTCAAGGGACGCTGGTCCGTGAAGAAGGAGTCCCCGAAGTCGTCGAAGAAGATTGACCTCGCTGTGTGCATGATCGGCGCTAGAATGCTGTACAGGCATGTGAAGAACTCGAAGGAGTGGGCGGACATGAATAAGCCGGCCGGCGCTTGGACGGTGATTGTGTGAGCTTTGAGAGGATGCTCGCCGCCTTTGAGGGCGGCGCCTACCGGCCGCAGTCGTTCGAGACCTACTATGAGCAGTCCCAGCGGCTGGATGCCCTGGGGATCAGTATCCCCCCGGAGGCCAGGGTCCTGGAGATGCAGGCCCCGTTCGCGAAGATGGCGATCGACGTGCTGACGGAGGTGCTCATCCCATCTGGGTTCATCATCGCCGACGACAAACGCAAGGACTTGGTGCGTGACCTTCGTGTTGCGTGGCAGGCGAACGATATGGATTCCCAGTTCAACCTGGCCGCTGCTGAGGCGCTCGCAGCCGGCTCCGTGTTCTGGGTCCTGTCTCCCGCTGACGAGGATCATGAGCACCCGTCGATCCGAGCCCTGGATTCCCGGCACGCCGGGGTGCGCATCGACCACTTCGGGAACGTGATTGAGGGGGTCGCAGTCTACCGTGACCCTGATGGCGCGAAGTGCGCCTCCTACTACACGCCCGAGGGTGTGACCGCGTACCGGCAGGTCGGCGCCCGCTGGGCTGCGGATTGGACGACACAGGACCCGTGGGGCGCCTCCATCGTCCCTATGTTCAACCGGGCCAGGCTGCGTGACCGCTACGGCAGGTCAGACCTCAAGGAGCTGACGACCGTCATTGATGCGGCGTCCCGCACGTTGACGAACCTTCAGATGGGGCAGGAGGTGACGGCGTTCCCGCTGCGTTTCCTCATCGGTGACGGCGCGGACCGGATGCTCGCCTCCCAGCAGGCGGCCGCCGCCCACGCGGGCCAGTTCGGCGGGAACCGGATGGAGAACTATGCGGGGGCACTGCTGGCTGCCCCTACGGGCGCTGACGTGAAGCAGCTGACTGGGGCTTCTCTGGACACGTTCACGAACACGTACCGCGCCTACGCCCTGCAAATCTCCGCCATGACCGGCATCCCTCCGTCAATGATGGGTGTGGCCGCCGACAACAACCCTACCTCTGCGGAGGCGCTGAGGGTCGCTAAGGACCGGCTGATCGCCAGGGCGGAGAACAAGCAGCGGCAGTTCAGTGATGCTCTGGAACGTATCGCCCGCATCATTGCCGTCATGAATGGGGAGTCGCCGGAGGGCTTGGAGACCCTTGAGGTCATGTGGGCTGACGCCGCATCCCCGTCGGCTAGCGCCCAGATGAGTATCGCCATGCAGGCGGAGGCGCAGGGTGTCATCAGCCCGGAGACGGCTAGGGACTTCATGCACCTGTCCCCGGAGCAGATGGAGCGGGAGAACCGCCGTCAGAACGACCTGGATGCTATGGCGGGGCAGATTCTCCCGGTCGACCGTCAGGAGGATGAGGAGGAGCCGGCCGAGGAAGAGGATGAGGAGTCCGAGGAAGACGAGGAGAAGCCTAAGAAGTGACTCTTGCTCTCTTTCGCGCCCTTATGGGCACTATTCTCCGGACCTTCCGGAGGCGCCTGTCTGACGTGACTGCTCCTCTTCAGGGGAAGCCTGTGACGCTCTCTGAGAGGGAGTTGGCGGAGGCGATAGTACCCGTTGTGTGGGCGGCTCGACGGCAGGCGTGGGCGGCGACGGCCCTGTTCCTGCGCGGGCAGGCGAGGAAGCATGGGGCTGATGAGGCCTGGATTCCTCCCCAGCCTGGCTACAGCCCTGACTCTGTGCGCTATGTGGTTCGCTCCAGTAAGGCCCTCTCCGGCAAGCCTGAGGCGTTCAAGGCCCTCCAGGGGGAGCTGTCCAGCCACGTGTATGCGGCGTCCCGCAGGACCATTAATGATGCGGTGGAGGATGCCCCGGACGTGGCGGAGCTCCTCGGTAGCCTCGACGACCTTGCCGCTGGCCTGGATTCGTTCTCCAAGGAGCAGGCGGCCCAGGTAGAGCGGGAAGTTAAGAAGCACGAGCGGAAGCGTCGCCCCAAGAGGAACTGGGTGGACGTTTTCGATGAGGTTGCAGACCGTGTAGATCAGGCTATTAAGGAGCTTGAGTCTGAGGGGATGCTGTCCCAGGAGTACCGGGACTCTGAGGCGCTCAAGAATCTGCCTGACAAATATCGACGGTCGAAGGACGGGACGCTTATCGCGCGCCCGTTCGCGTGGGCGAGGGTGGTGCATCCGTCGAAGAACGGTCCGTGCGGATTCTGCGCGATGCTCGCCTCCCGGGGGCCTGTCTATAAGACCTCGGAGACAGCCGGGGTAAGGCTGGACAGGTATCACGTGAACTGCCGGTGTGAGGCTGTCCCGGTTTTCACCTCTAGGGCATGGCCAGGCAAGGAGCAGCACGCCAGATTCGAACGCTTGTACAATGAGGTGGTGAAGGATCATGACCTACATGGCCATGAGGCTTTGAGGGCTATGAACAGGCGCCTTTACCAAGAGCAGAGGAGAAGGAATGGCTGACACCCCCACTGAGTCATCCGAGACCACCGACACTACTGAGACTCCGGAGGCCCCTGAGGTTGGCGCGCCCGCCGAGGAGGTCACTAGCCCCACGGAGGAGGCCGAGAAGACGGAGGCCCCTGAGCCTGCCGAGCCTCCCAGCGAGGAGCCCGCCGAGGAGAAGGATGCTGTCACCGAGCTCGACTCGCTGAAGGAGCGGCTCGGCGCTCTCGAGGCCGCCCTCGCAGGCAAGGAGGAGGAGATCAAGGCCCTCCGTGACACGGCAGCCAAGGACGCTGCCATCCGGGACGCTGGGCTCCCCTCCAAGTACGCCCAGTTCCTCCATGGGGATGAGTCCGCCTGGGGAGAACAGGTGGCGGCCCTGCTGGAGCTCACAACCAAGACCCCTGCACGTCCCCGCGACCCCGCGGTCGACGCGCAGGTCGGCTCCGACTCGGAGGACCGGGAGACCACCATCCTCCGCATGTTCGGGCTCGCCGAGTAACCCCCTGCCTAACAGGGGCACATTCTAGATCAACTCTGCCGGTTAGGCAGGAAGGAGATGCGCATGGCGGACAATGCTGCCAAGGTCGCAACCATCGCAAAGCTTACTGCTGGCGGTAATGCTGAGGGCTTCCCGAAGGAGGTGCTTGCCCCTATCTGGAAGCGGGCCTTTGCGGGGTCTGTCGTCCAGCAGGTCGCTGGCACTGTGCCGGTTTCCCTCGCTGGTAATGCCGTCAGCATGCCGGTCGGCCAGCCGGTCGCCGGAATCGTTCAGGAGAGCACCGACAAGCCCGTCGTTGATGTCTCTGTCGGCCTGAAGACCTTCAGTCCCGTCAAGACTGCCGCGATCGTGTCGATCTCGAAGGAGGCGCTCATGGCTAACCCCCTGAACGCTTTCGACGACCTGGAGGGCCAGCTGGCTGAGGCTATCGCCCGCTCCATCGACACTGCTGTCATCCACGGCAAGGACGCGCTCACTGGCACTGTTCTTTCCGGCAAGGAGTCCCTGTCCTCCACTACGAACATCGTGGAGCTCGACCCCGCCAAGTTTGACACCACCGGCTACCTGGGCAAGCAGCTGGCTGCCGCCTACGACAAGGTTGTGAACACTGATGGGGAGGTGGACTACGACTTCAGTGAGTTCCTCCTGTCTCCGAAGTTCCGTTCCATCATCATGGGTGCTACCGACGGGTTCGGCCGCCCCCTCTACCAGGCGTCCCCGAACCTGGCCGACCAGTTCTCCAGTGTTCTCGGTATCCCCGCCGTCTACTCCAAGGCCGTGAACGGCCGCGGCAAGGTGTCCGAGCCGAACCTGCTGGGCTTCGGCGGCGATCTGAAGGAGAACCTGCGTCTCGGCTTCGTTGAGGGCCTCACCTGGGCTACCGCGGACCAGTACGCGGCCGGCATGGACCTGTTCGGCACGAACCGGATCGCCATCCGTGTTGAGGCCATCTTCGGGTGGGTCCTGCGTGACCCGAAGGCGTTCGTGAAGATCACCAAGAAGGCTGGCTGATCAACACCCCTGGGGCGGGAATTGATGTCTCGCCCCAGGGGTATGCGGCAGGAGAGGAGCTGAGATGGCTGTAGCTGGCAGGCTAGACGTTGAGCGCACGCTCATGCGGGACCTCGAAGAGGACGAGACCCGCTGGGTGGATGCGCTCATTGAGCGTGCCGAGGCCCTGATCCTTCTGCGCATGCCGGAGGCGGTTAACCGAGCCCGCACCGACTATCAGTTCCGTGTCGCCCTCATCTACGTCGAGTGCGAGGCTGTCTCCCGCGTCCTCCGGGCGCCGGGTGGGGGCCTGTACAAGTATGAGACTGAGGGCACCTACACCTACAGCATCAACTCTGCCGTCGCCTCCGGGCTCCTGGAGATCACCCCGAAGGACTGGCAGGTCCTCGACGGCGGTGTCGGTGGCTGGGGTGGTGCGTCCCCGGTCCTGGACGGGTATGCGAGGAACCGGCGTGGCGGGGAGTGGTCCCCTGACGTGCCGAAGAGCTTCCTGATGTCTTTCCAGCCCGCCGCCGTCCCGGATAAGCCTGCCGCCACCGAACTGGGGCTTCAACGGTGGGATGGGGGTTGGCGCACATCATGGTAGGCTACCGTCCCCGCAGGGGCCGATTCCTGGAGAACGGCCCCCACGCCGTCGAGGTGACTCTCGCAGTCATCAAGGAGGGTCGGACTGGGCGCCGCTACGAGCGTGGCGAGACGATCTACATTGATCGGGTTTTCGTCCAGCCGTCCGCGGGTAACGCCCTGAAGGCGACAGAGAACCGCGATATTCGCGGAGACCTTACCGACGAGACCACTCTCAAGGTGATGGGTACTGGCCGGAAGTGGCCTGGTGGCCCCCACTCGTGGGTGAAGGTTATTAAGGGGCCCGCCTCCCTGGAGGGGAAGACTTTTCAGCAGGCCGGGGAGCCCCTCACCTATGACGCATCACCAATGACCAGGCACTGGGCTGTCAGGTGTGACACGCTCGGAACGGTGGCGAAATGATCCACGTTCAGGATGACAAGAGAACCCATGAGGCGATCGCCGCTGTGGTCGCCCGTCAGCCTGAGTTCGCTGCCGCAGCCGCGAAGGTGTTCGCGGAGGTGGAGGCTCTGGCTGCAACGCACGTCCAGACCGGAGAGTATGCCGCCTCGTTCTCCCTGAAACAGGGGGACGTCGACTGGCATATCGCCCCGTCCACTGACCATGATGCGGCCCTGGAGTTCGGGCACTACGTGTACCAGGACCGGCAGGGGCGACGCTGTGGCAGGGAGGGCGCCAGGTACCGCACCTGGGTGCCTGGTATTAACGTGCTCCGTAATGTCGTCAGGGATAATGGGGGGTTCTGAGTGGCGTACGTGAACCCTCTCCCGTTCATCTACCGGTACCTCAAGGATGCTGCCGCTGCGAGTGTGGCCGAGTGGCCGATCCTGGAGAAGATCGTGTGGCGCACCCACGGTGACGTGGATGACCCGATGAACGAGCTCGTGTGCCGCGTCCAGATGACGATTGCCCGCACCCACCCGTCCGGGCCGACGTTCGCAGCAACCCAGATCAGGGCCCGCCTGTACATGACCGGCCCTGATGGGGATGAGGTGTCTGACGCGAGTGACGCGCTCGTGCAGGCTATTGAGAAAGCTTGGAGGTCCGGGATGGTGACCTCTGAGGGGTGGGCCACTTACCTTGAGTGGACCCAGCTTCCCACGCCCGAGACGGACATGGGAACCACCGCAGACTACATCAACATGGTTTCGTCCCTTCAGGTGACGGCCAGGAAGGGGGCCTGATGGCTAACCTCGGAAACAGTAAGATTCAGATCGCGGGTAAGGGCCACGTCTACTACGGCGTGAATGACACGGAGGCCCCGAACCTTGACGGGTACACCTTCGGTGACGGCACTACCCTGGAGGGGTCTGGCTGGACCTGGCTGGGTGACACCTCCTCGGAGAACCTGATCGAGTTCGACTCGGATGGTGGTGACACGTCCACGAAGCGCACCTGGGACCGTCAGGGTGTCCGCTCTACCCGCGAGGATGTCACCAACAAGGTGACTATCAACGCCGTCAACCTCGGGGAGGACGTCATGAAGGTGTCGTTTCCCGGCTCGACCTATGACCCGGTGAAGCGAGCCTGGGACATTGAGCTGGACGCCTCCAGTGAGCGCGCCCTCCTCATTGTGGTGGAGGATGGCCAGATCGTCTCCGGCTACCTGTTCCGCCGTGTTTCTCTCGCCGGTAACATGCCGTCGCTTTCCCTCGACAACTTCACTGAGGTGAAGATCGCGGGCACCCTGCTCGCCCCTACCTCGGGACGGAAGCGCGTCCAGATGCTGGAGCCCCGCACTGTCACCGGCATCGGCACTGCTAAGCCGACCGTAACGACCGTCACCCCTGACCATGCGGCTGTGGGCGCGAAGGTCGTCATCGCCGGAACCAACTTCGATGGTGTCCGGGAGGTCAAGTTCGGCAACAAGGTAGCCACCTTCGAGAAGGACTCCGCCACCCAGATCACCCCCTACGTGCCCGCCGGTCTCTCCACAGGCGCCCAGAACGTGGTTGTCACCAACAACATTGGCGCCTCCGACGCGAAGACGTTCACCGTCAACTGACGGCCAACATGCTGGGGCGGCCGCCGCCTAGGGGTGTGCGGCGGCTGCCCCTCTAAACACCCCTGACACCCCGCGGAAGGAAGCCAAAATGGCTGAGAAGAAGACCGAGAAGCTCCCCCAGCTCAGCGAGGTGGAAGGCAACGACCTGCTGATCCCCCCGTACGCCCTACGGCCCTCGAAGCGCATGCGCCTCATGGCCGCGGTCGAGCCCATCATCAACGGGGAGGCTGGAGACGGCGACATGATCACCATCATGGCTGGCGTCATGGAGGCTCTCGAGGACGGCGGCATCGTGAAGGACATGGACGCCTGGACTGAGTTCTTTGAGAACGCTGGCCTTGAGAAGGTCGTCAACCTTGTTCTGGCGTACGTGGGGGAAGCCAGCGGCGCCAAGAACTGACTGACTTCTTCGAGAGGCACCCGGATGCGGCCGCGGATTTCTGGGCTTTGTACCGGATCGACGTGTTTGGCCCATACCGGGTGTCTCTCGTGAGTCAGCTTCTTGAGCGCCTTCCTAATGAGCCTTGGAGCATGTACCGGGCGAATGAGCTGGGTGGGCCGCAGTGGTTTGGCTATTCGCAGGACTCGGAGAGGCTCCTTGAGGGCCTTGACCGTCTCGCGCTCCTAACGAAGGCTACGGCCGTCAACAAGGCTACGTTGCGGGATTCGGAGAAGATGCCGCGCCCCACGGTCTCTGGGAGCGATGGGGTAGTATCTTCACAGGACACTTCTGGGGTTGCGGCCCTGTTCGCGGCCCTCGGATAGGAGGAGCATATGGCAGGCAAGGGAACGATCGGGCGCCTCGGAGTCAAGGTCGTCCCCGACCTTTCTGGCTTCGCGGACAAGCTCAAGCGTGATCTGAAGAAGATTCAGAAGCAGGTCAAGGACCTTGACATCACCTTCAACGCGGAGGTGGAGCTCGACAAGGAGTCCCTTGAGCGCGCCCAGGAGCGGATCAGTCGCGTTGAGGGCAACGCTGAGATTGATGTTGATCTGAAGAACGGGCAGCTGGAGGCTCTCCGGAAGAAGATTCAGGCCATCAAGTCTGAGGTGCAGGTTAATGCACACCTGTCTGAGGAGCAGAAGAAGAAGCTCCAGGAGCGCCTGGATAATATTCGCACGTCGATCAACCTGTCTGTCAGGCCGGGCGAGCTGGCGAAGCTGAAACGGGATGTTGAGTCTGCGGCCGGGGACGTGAAGGCGGGGCTCACCGTGAATGAGCGGTCATTCCGTCAGTTCCAGGCCCGCCTGAACAAGCTCAAGGCCGACATCCCAGCCAAGGCGAAGCTCGACGAGTCCGCAGCTAAGGAGCTTAAGGCCCGCATTGCCGCCATCAAGGCTGATGTTGATGTTCATGCAAAGCTCTCGGAGGAGCAGAAGAAGAAGATCAAGCACGAGCTGAACAAGCTCGACGGGAAGGCCACCGTTAACGCTGACCTGGATGACGGGAAGGCGCGCTTCGACTTGAAGCGCCTCACCCGCTCTAGGTGGGTGGACATTAACGCGCGCCTGGGGAAGGCGTCGGTCGCCCGGGTCGCGGCCCAGCTGAAGGCCCTCGCGGGCGGTAACGTCTTCGAGAACATCGGGCGCAACCTGAATGACTTCCTCCGCAACCTGGATACGGCGTCCGTGAAGATCGCGACGGTCGGCACCCTTATCGGCGGCGCAGTGTCCGTCATTGGGGCGGGCATGGGGGTCCTCTCCTCCTTGACGGTCGGCCTGGCTAAGTCCACACCGGCTCTCTTAGCCCTGCCGGGCATCTTCGGAGCTGCCGCCGCTGGGGCCGGGGTCCTGATCGTCGCGTTGAAGGACGCCAAGGACGTTCTCGGAGACCTCAGCCCCGCGTTCAGTAACCTTCAGAAGCAGATTTCGTCCTCCTACTGGGCGGAGGCGGCCCAGCCTATCCGGGACTTCGCGAACATTGCGATCTCGGAGCTTACTCCGGCGCTTCAGGGTGTTGCCTCCACGCTGGGGTCGATGACGGCCGCTATCGCCACCGCCGCTACGGGGCACATTTCGGGCTTCCAGCAGTCCCTCTCCTACCTGACTCAGGCTCTGGCGATCGGGTCAACAGGGGCGGCCTCGTTCACGAACGGCATCCTCACCATGGGGGAGGTCGGGGCGAAGTACTTGCCGAGCATCGCCCAGTGGGCGAACAACCTGGCCGCCTCGTTTGAGGCATGGGCCACGAAGGCCGCCGAGTCGGGGAAGATGGATCAGGCGATCCAGTCGGCCGCTAAGGCGTTCGGGACAATGAAGGACATCACCGTTGACCTTGGTGGCATTATCGTTGGCCTGTTCAATGCGATGGCTAAGGGGTCCGCCCCGATCGACTCGATCGCCACGGCCTTAGACAGGGCTAACGCGGCGGTCAATGGGCCCCTGTTCCAGTCAACCTTGAGCAGCCTGTTCTCATCCATGGCGGACGCGGCTGGCAAGGCGTTCGAGGGTGTGGGGAAGCTCGGCGGCGCATTCGTCTCCCTGGAGCCTACTCTCGCTTTGATCCTCCCTATGATCGGGGAGACACTTAAAACGGCGCTCACTGGCCTGGTTGCCGTCCTAGAGAACCCCGCATTCCAGAACGGGCTTGCCGATTTCTTCAACGGGGTGCTTACTGCCGTGCAGGCGTTGGCCCCGGCCATGCCTGCCCTGGGTGAGGCGTTCGGGGCGATCGCATCCGTGGCCGGCACCCTGCTGGCGTCTATCGCACCCCTGGTCGCCCAGCTCGTTGAGGGGCTGGCCCCGATCCTCCAGCAGCTGGTGCCGATCATCACCCCGATCATTGAGCAACTGACGGCGGCCCTCGTGCCGATAATGCAGGCCCTGATGCCCGTGATCTCAGAGCTGGTCACCCAGCTGGGGCCGATCATTGTTGACCTGCTGTCCCAGATTCTCCCGATCCTTGTCCCGATCATTGAGCAGCTGGCTTCTGCCCTGATTCCCACGATCCAGCTGGTCGCCCAGGTCATGAAGGATATGGAGCCCGCAACCGTTGCAGCATGGAAGGTGCTGTCGGATGTGATTACGGTGGCGGTCGACCTTATCAAGGGAGTTATTGAGGTAGCTCTTGGCATTATTAAGGGGGACTGGTCTACCGCCTGGGAGGGAATTAAGGATATCGGCTCTGGGATTTGGGAGGCAATCAAGGTCGCGTTCAACTCTTTCGGCGGCGCGATCGTCGCGTCCGCGCTCTCTATGGGGCAGTTGATGCTGGCGGCGATTAGGGCCGCCTGGAACTGGATGGTGTCTACGATCACCAGTGGCATCAATTCAGCGAAGAACATCATCAGTTCTGGCTGGTCGTGGATCGCCAGCACCACCTCATCCATGTGGAGCGGCATTGTGAGTACGGTCTCCAGCTGGATAGGTAACATGATGAACTTCGTCACTAGTATCCCATCGAAGATTAAGAGCGTGTTCAACAATGCTTCATCCTGGCTGTGGAACGCTGGTAAGAGCATCATCCAGGGGCTCTTGAATGGAATCAGTTCGATGTTCTCTTCAGTGCAGAACAAGCTGTCCTCCCTGACGAACATGCTCCCGTCCTGGAAGGGCCCCGCCCCTGTCGATAAAGTTATCCTGAAGGACGCTGGGCGCCTCGTCATGCAGGGCTTCATCAACGGGCTGGAGTCCCAGTACGGGGCTGTGCGCAAGTCCCTGGAGGGGTTCACGGACGATCTCGCCGATGATATCTCCCCAGACATTGCGGCCTCCGTATCGACCTCCTTCAGCAAGAGCAAACCCTCGCAGAAGGCCCTGAACGAGGTGTCCGCCTCCGCCACCAACGGAAGCTCCCCAACGGGTAGCACGGTGAACATCACCAACTACTACCCAACGAAACAGAGCGACTCTAAGACGAGGGATGATGTCGCTGACGGCATCCGCCTCGCCTCCAGCATCTAAGGAGACAATGTGAGCAGCGAGTACTTCCTGGATGGGGCCGACCTTGATGCCCCCGGCAGGTGGAGAGTCATGAAGGGGACGCTCCTGCCGGAGGTTCCGGCCCCGCGCCTGGAGTCTACGGAGGTGCCGTCCCGTAGCGGTGTGGTTGACGGGCCAGGGAAGAGGGTCGGCACGTTCAAGGTGACTGTCGCATTCATGGTGGAGGGGTCCGACCGGGGGGAGCTGGACCGCAACTGGTACGCCCTGCTGGCCCGTCTCCGCTCCTCAGGGCGCCTGGCTGCTTTGCAGCATCGCCCAGCTGGGGCCGCCGCCAAGGAGGCTGCTGTGAGGCTCGTGAGCGTCTCACAGCCCCAATGGCAGTACGGAGAGTGGGCCATTGACACTACGGCCGTATTCGAGGCCGTGGAGGGCGCCTGGAAGGATGCGGAGCCGACCGAAGCCAACCTGGACGACCTGGCCGCGCTGAAGGGCGGGGCGGCCCCCATCACCGACCCTCTCCTGCGCCTGTACCCCACCGCGAACACCGTGACCGTCAAGGACAAGGAGTCCGGGACGTCCCTCACCTGGCGAGGCGTCATGGCCGGCGGGCAGCGCCTCCTGGTCGACGTGGCCCGCTACGAGGCCTGGAAGATCGACGCCGACCGGTGGGCGGCAGGAAACGGGGCGCAGGACGCCTCCTCCACCCTGAGCATGTCCCCGGGCGGCTTCCAGCTCACCCCAGACAGTGAAGGCAACATCTCAGTGGAGGTCACAGGCGGGACTGGAGTGATCCGAGCCAGGAGGGCCTACTGATGCGCAGAGACTTCTTCCCGGGCCTCCAGCTCCGTGCCGTCGCCTACGAGGTGCAGGGTGAGCGCATCGGCGTCGTCCCCGACGTCCTGGAGATGACGGTCACCACTCCGAGGGGGAAGACCCCCACCCTGTCCATGTCCTATGCCCCAGGCCCTAACGCCATCCGGGGTAGCGTCCTCGAACGTGAGGTTGAGGTGGCTGTGGAGGCCACCTTCAACGGCGCGGACTGGGAAGAGCTTCCCGACGCCCGGTTCGTCACCCAGAAGACTGAGCACAACCTCGTCTCCGACGGCACTGACTCCCGCAAGGTGCAGGCCATTCACGTCAGCGACTACCTGAAGGAGGCGCTCGTCTGGTCCGTCCCTGTCGAGTCGAAGGACAAGGACGGCAAGTTCAAGTTCCTGTCCCGCAACGCGGGGGTAATCATCGGCACAGTCTGGCAGAATGCCGTCAAGCGCGGCTGGGGCGCTGGCCTCACCCTGGACGCCAATACCGTGAAGGACTCCGCCAACCAGGACTGGGCGAAGATCGTCACCCTCTACTTCGACCCCACGATCAGCCTCCTCCAGATCGTCGACTCCCTCCGCGACCTCGGCATGATTGACACGGTGTGGCAGGGCCGCACCCTGAACCTGTACAACGCCGACACCAGCCAGACCCGGGACCTCACCGCCACAACCCGGTGGCCGCTCGCCACAACCCTGACCGGGGCCCCCGAGGCCGCCACGTGGGCTGACATGTGTACGGACGTCCTCGTCAAGGGGGAGGGCGGGAAGACCTGGCTCATCCACAACGACTCAGCCCCCAAGACCATGCGCAGGGTCGAGAAAGTCGTCGAGGCCGGGGGTGTCGAGCTCCTAGCCACCGCACGGCTCGTGGCCGAAGCCACCCTGAAGTCCGGCGCCCACGTGAGCGAGGAGATCAAACGCGAGTGGGTCGCCACCGACGTGCACCTCCTCCCCTGGGCCGACTACCGGCTCGGCGACTGGATCATGGTGGAACGCGAGGGCGGCATGGAGAAGCTCCAGGTCGCCCAGATCAGCGTCACCCAGAAGGGAGAGAAGGTTGAGGGCCACACCACCTTCGGCACCGTCCTTGACAGCCTCCTGGGGCGGCTCACGAAGCGCACGAAAGGCATCGTGGGGCTCGCCTCCACGTCCGGTAGCGGGGTGCGCCCCAACCCACCAACCTCGAAGTACTGGCCGCTCCCCCCACAGGGGCTCGTGGGCTCCAGCCGGGCCGTCACCAACGACTGGGGATGGGCTGAGGCTCTCGTAGACCTCCAGTGGGGGAAGGTCGACTCCGACACACTGGGCAGCAAGGTTGACGTGATCGCCTACGAAGTGTCGTGGCAGCTGACGAAGTTCAGCTCCACTCTCGCTGGCACTATGACCGTCAAGGGCGGCGACACCACCAGGGCCACAGTGGGGCCTCTCTCCCCGGGGCTGGAGTACCGGTTCTGGGTGCGCGCCCAAACCAACGACGGCGTAGGGGCCTGGTCGCTGCCCCTCGTACTGACGACGGCGATCGACGCATTCCCGCCGCCGGTCCCCTCGAAGCCGCAGCTGTCCCAGTCTCTCGGTGTCCTGGAGGTGTACTGGGACTACACGGCCAAGGACGGGCAGTCCATGCCCGCCGACTTCGCCGGAGTTGAGGTATCCATCCAGCACCCCGGCCGCCACCCGGCGCGCGTAACCAACCTGGCCACACCCATGCAGCGCACCGCGCTCGCGGGCCTGGAGATACGCGACTACGAGGTATGCCTCCGCGCCTACGATAGGAGCGGCAACAAGTCAGACTGGGGCCCCACCGCAACCATCACGCTTGAGCAGAACATCGACGCCGACGCGATCGCGAAACAGGTCGAGGAGAAGATCAAGAACAGTGACGCCATGCAGCAGGCGGCCAGAGAGGGGACACTCAAGGAGATGAAGCATCTCACTGAGGCAATGACCCAGGTCGCTACGAACCTGGTCGACTCAGGTCCGGTCCCACCTGACTCAGGTAAAATCGGGTCCAGCATGTGGGTCGCCCCCGACGGGCGAATCTTCGTGCTCCGTGCAGAAGGAGACAAGTAGTGAAGCCATATGTTGCGGCGAAACAGTGGCGCGACGGGTTCGGCGCGAACGAGACCCGCATCACCGCGGCTGACCTCACACACATTGAGGACGGGATCAGTGCCGCTACGCAGGGTGTGACCAACGTTGAGACCACTGTTAATGCCCTAACCGCCCGCGTGGCCTCTGCGGAGGATAAGGCTAAAACCACAGACTCAACCATTGCCTCCACGAAGAGCGGCCTAGAGGCGAGCATCCTGAAAGCCGTACCGATCGGCACCATCGTCATGTGGGCTACCAGAACCCCGCCGGAGGGCTGGCTGCTGTGTAACGGGACGGAGGCCAGTCGCGCTGCCTACCCCGAACTGTTCAAGGTGCTGGGCACTTCCGTAGGGGCCGCCGGCAGTGCCTCGTTCAAGATTCCGGACCTAAGCGGCCGGTTCCCCCTCGGGACTAGCGGCACCCATGGGCTCCACTCCACAGGAGGCTCTGAGACGCACACACTGACCGTCTCCGAGATGCCGGCCCACGACCACGGCGTCGGGGGGAATATCGTTCAGCGTGGCTCCGGTAGCGACGCATTCCGGGAACTCTCAGGCGCATACCCCGGCGGCAGTAACCCCTCCAGTCAGAGCGTAGGCGGGGGGCAGCCCCACAACAACATGCCCCCCTTCTATGCCATCAATTTCATCATCCGCGCGAAGTGACCCCGAAAGGAGGTAGGCCATGTCTGGCCCCCTGAATCCAGCCGCCGCCCCTGAGGGTGCTCGGGGTGGCCAGTACGTCACTGTCCCCGCGTTCGCCACCCCGGGCCACTCCGCCCCTGCGAACACTCGGGACGCCACCGGTTCAACGGTTGTTTACTCCCCGAAGGGCTGGCGTTGGGAGGAAGCCGGAGACGACTACTCCAAGAGCGTCTCCAAGCTCACATCCGCAACCATGGAGGGCGCAGTCCGCCGCATCAAGTCCTCCATGGGCGAGGTGTACTACATTCGCGGCACCGAGGACACACAGCCCCCGTTCGACGGCACCGCGATTGGCGACACGTGCCGTGTCCAGGACGCCCAGACCCTCGACATTGTCGCGGAGTGGAGGTGGAACGGCGCCTCCTGGGAGCGCATGAAGGTCACCAGCGAGCAGATAAGCAACCTCGACGTCGGCAAGCTCACCGCAGGGGCCGCCAACATTGCGGAGGTCACGGCCAGGAAGATCGCCTCCGACGTCGGCCGCTTCTTGGAGATCACCACAGACCAACTCACCGTCACCGGCAACGCCTCCTTCGTGAACGCCACCGCCCACCACGTGTGGTCTGCGATCGTTACCGCGGAGCAGGGCGAGTTCGAGCAGATCAAGGCCGGGATGCTCGCCGCCAACTCGGTCGCCGCAGGCAACATCCAGGGCGGTGCGATCGACGGGAAGGTCATCACCGGGGCCACAATCCAAACCACCCGCGCCAACAATCGCGGCGTCAAGATCGACGATTACGGCATCAGAGCCTACGACGGCCGCTCCAACACTACCTTCGAAGTGTCTGCCAACAATGGCAGCGTGAAGGTACGCGGGGACGTGGGTATCGAGGACTCCTGGTCGGTAGCCAACTTCATTGACATCGTTGAGGTCTTATCTGGTAACGACGTGGGCCAGCATGGCGACCGGTGGGGTGTCGGTTTGTCGATGAACCGGAAAATCTTCCCCTACAAGTACCCGGCGCTGGTCACATACAAGGAGGACCCCGCCAACACCGGCGGGATTCTTTACTTCCAGGCCCCATCTAGTTACGACGGCGCGACCCCCAACATGCGCCTGTCGAACTCCGGGCTTAGCGTGTACTCCGGAAAGACGTCGACGTGGTACCTGTCCACCACCCGCACCGGCTTTGGCGCCGGAGCTGCCGGCCAGGGGACCATCAGCGTCAATAATTACGCCGCCACCATAGCTGTCGGCAGCTACCGAGCCTGCTTCGAGATGCAGGGAGATAACTTCCGCATGGAGGCCCCCTCCGACAAATGGAGAGGAGTTTGGGGCTACAGTGGGGCGTCAGCACTCGGCTGGGACCATAACCACCAGGTTGTCGTGGACAGGAACGGCTTCCGTGCCGTCGGCGGTAAGACGTTCATCATGCGAGTGCCCGGCGAGTGGCAGAAGCGTCACATGATGCTCCAGCACGCCTGCACCGAGTCGCCTTACGACGGCATCGAGTACTGGGAGAACATCGCCCTTGACTCCGCAGGGAAGGCGACATGGGCGCTGCCGGACTATGTACCGAAGATCGCGTCTCCGGTCGCCCCCTGGGTGGCGCTGACGTCCTCCGCCGCCACTGCAACAATCATCAAGACCGGGTACGGCCCGGACGCTGAGCCGTGGCGAGTCGAGGTGGAGGGTAAGCCCGGCGAGGTCGTGTCGGTCCTCGTCAAGGGGGCCCGGCAGATCGACGTGTGGGACCCGGAGACCGACGATGTGACCTTCCGTGACCGCTCCAGGGAGTCGGTGTGGGTCCTTCCCCCAGCCTCCGGCCCTGACGACGCTGATGCCGGCAGCGCCGTCGCCTATGATGATCGGGGCGGGTATGGGCCCTCGCCCGCTCCGCCCCAGAAACCGCCAACAGAAGACGCTCAGGAGAATCAGTGACACCCCAAACGCATCAGGTAGACGCTATCGCGGTGATCGACGCCCTCACGGCCGAGATCGCGGCACTGACTCGCCGAGCAGTGATCGCCGAGCAGCGGGCCGCCGCCCTAGAGACCGAGCTCAGCCAGCACAAGGATAAGGAGAAGAAGTGACTGTCGCGGCAGTAACAGCGAGGGTCGCCCGCCAAATCTGCGACCAGGAGGATGTCGGCTACAGCCAGCCTGACCGGCGCACATGGTATGCGAACGCGGACTGGGCGGCTCATTGTTCCAGCCCCCAGAATGCAGACTGTTCCAGCTTGGCCTGCGGTTCCATCTGTTATGGCCTCCAGTGGGGGCATCCAGCCCTCCTGGAGATCAATGACTATTGGACGGGCAATATGCGGCAGGGCATGGAGGCCAGGGGCTTCGAGGAGGTCAATTGGCCGGACGAGAACCTGACCCCGGATGGGGGTTTCAAGGCTGGGGATATCGTCCTGTCTGCGGCGAATGAGGGTGGTGTCGGCCACGTCATCGTCATCGACGAGGATGGTGACGACCCGTTGGAGTCTGAGGCGTGGATCGCCGAGGACGGAAGCATTGACGGCTACCTGGGCGACCAGACCGGCGGGGAGACCCGCACCGCACGCTACTCCACGCACCCACACACTCAGGCTGGCCGGTGGACTTCCTGCCACCGGTTCAACGAGGCGAAGTTCCTGTCGCAGTGGCCGGAGTTCGCGAAGGGTCGGGCGCAGGCCGCCACACCAGCCCCGGCACCTGCGGCTTCCTCGGCCCCGGCGCACATGCACGGCATTGACGTCTCTAGCCACCAGGGGGGCCTGAATGTCGCAGCCCTGTGGGCTGACTTCGTCATCGTCAAGGCGACCGAGGATGACGACTACACGAACCCTTACCTGGCCTCCCAGGCCAATGCGACTCTGGTGGCGTCGAAGAGGCTCGGCGTCTACCACTTCGCCCGCCCCGGTGACGCTCAGGCTCAGGCTCGGTTCTTCGTGGCCGCCGTCGGCGCCTACATTGGGAAGGCCACGTTCTGGCTCGACTGGGAGGCGGACGCGGTACCGCAGGGGCCCGCGTGGGCGAAGGTATTCCTCGACACTGTGCGTGCCCTTACGGGTTCCACGCCTGGTATCTACATGAACGGGTCTGCCCTGGACGGGTATGACTGGTCCGCCGTGTCCCCGTCCTATCCGCTCTGGTATGCCGGTGGCCCCAACTACTCGGATTACGGCACCTCCTACAGTGACCCCGCCGTCCCGAGCGCCTCCTACTGGGGGCAGCCCCTGATCCACCAGTACACGGAGGACGGGATTCTTCCCGGCTACTCGGGGACCCTGGACCTGAACCGGTGCCGAGACCGGGCGGCCTGGGACCGCATGATCGGCGGCGGCCAGCCTTCCTCGACTCCGGTAGAAACCTCCAGCACCCTCCAGGTGGACGGCGTGTACGGGCCCGCCACTGTGAAGCGCCTCATTGACGTCTTCGCCCCTGGCTACAATGAGACGTTCGCTGTCGCGAACCTCCGCCGCTACCTGAACAGTGTGGTGCCGGAGAACTCGCAGCAGATGCTCGTCGGAGCTGGGCGGCTCCCCGAGGATCGGGGCTGGGATTCGCATGTCATCAGGGTCTTCCAGTACTGGGCCTGGTGCTGGGTGCGCCCGGTCGCTCCCGCCATGTGGGCTGAGTTCGCTGACGGTTGGTCGTTCGGCGACTACGTAGACGGGGAGCCTGGGGAGGCCACGTGGGCGGCTCTCCAGGAGGCCTTGAACAGATCGAGACCTGCCTCGTTCAGGCTCATGTGATAGCCGGACCTATTGTGTCGGTACACTAGGGGGTGGGGCGGAAGTCCTGCCCCCTAGCTGCATGTGTAAAGGGGTGAGTGCATGAGCATTTACGCTCGCGCCTCGTTCTGGTCCGGCCTGATTGACCGTGCCATTAAGACCTTCGCCCAGTCTCTTCTGGCTGCTTTCACTGTCGGTGTCGGTATCCTCGACATTGACTGGAAGGGCGCCCTGGGGATCGCTGCAACCGCTGTTCTGGCGAGCGTCCTGACGTCCTTCACTGACCCGAAGGAGACCGATAAGGCGATCGCCACGGCCGCTATCGACTACACTCCGCGCCACGCGGGCTGAGTTAACCATGCTGCCAGTAGGTGACGTCCTGCCGATAGGGCAAATCCTCACATCTCCTGACCTGGTTGCGGCTACGGTCGCCCTGCTGGCCGCCCTGGTTGCCCGGCTCGCGAGCAGACTGAAAGTGCAGCAGAAGAGCGTAGATGAGCGGCTGGCTAAGGTAGCAGTGCATGCCGCTAGGGCTGCTGACGCGGCCGAGTCTGCCTCCGAGGGGGTGCACAACAACCACGAGACGAACCTGCGAGACGATCTAGATATGCGATTCGATGACTTGACGAAGCGGATGGACTCCCTAGCTGAGGTGGTTGTTGACCTCACAGACAGCGTGAAGGCCCAGTCGCATCGGCTCCAGTCCCTGGAGGGGCAGGTGGAGGGTGTTCGTAGTGACGCCCGCGCTGACCGCGCCCACCTGTACAGTGAGGTCGATTCGCTCCATGACCGGATTGACCGAATGAAGAAGAAGGACAGGCTTCGCAAGGAGGCTTCATGAGTGGCTACGCCACTATCACGGGCCGCGTTGTTGGCCCTGATGGCCTGGGTCGTGAAGGGCGTGTCGAGTTCTTCCCTCTCACCCCATATGAGGGTGTGGAGGAGGACGGCAGCAGGCTTGTGGTCGCCCACTATGCGGCGGGGAGGCTAACCGCTAACGGGCACCTCGTTGACGCCAGCGAGGAGCGGTCCTTCCGTCTCATAGCCCCCTCATCCCTCCCCGATGGGGAGAACAACTACCGTGTGGTGGTTGTCGTGCCCGGCACCCCCGGCGGCAGGAGAGAGTACCTCGCCGGGGTCATCGCCAACACGACGGTAGACCTGACAGACATTATTGCTGGGCGCAGGGTGGAGGATGACGCCTCTGCGAGGGTGCGACCAGCCGGGGAGGGCATCCTAGAGCCCATCAACCCTGACGACATTGCTGAGATCGGCGGAGGCCTACTCGCATGGAAGGAAGACATCAATGGGTGACCGCACCTGGTACAGCAAGACGAAGGCCGACGAGGTTTTCGCTGCGAAGGCTGATTTGGGGGAGTATGCGAAGGCTAGCGATGTTGCTGGCACGTATGCGACGAAGGAGGCTTTGGCGCAGGCCCAGCTGGGCGGTGGGGCCCCTGATCTGTCTCCTTACCTGACCCGCTCGGACGCCTCCAATACATATGTCACCAAGGGTGATGCGCAGGCAACCTACCCTACGAAGAGTGAGGTGGCCTCAACATATGCGACGAAGACAGAGCTGGAGGGGGTCAAGAACCAGCAGGGCGGAGGCGTCCCCGCGCCGTCTCCCGCGGGCTCCCCATTGTCGACGCTCCCGCTCCGTGCGGGCCAGCCGGTCCCGACGGTCGGGTTCTTCGGCGACTCCTGGAGCACCGAGTCGATGATGGGTGCGGGCTTCAACCTGCCGGCTGCCGCCTCACGCCTGCTGGGGTGCGTCCCGGTTGTCTCCGCAGTGGATGGGTCGGGCTTCGCGCACTCTGTCAGCGGCAACGACGCTTTCGAGGTGGATGCCCGCGTGAATGCGGTCTGCGCGGCGACCCCGAACCTGATCGTCACTGTAGGGTCGCTCAACAGTGACAAGGTGATCGAGAACGGTAACGCTGACGGCTCGAAGATCACTGTGGCGGTCAAGACCTTCATTGAGAAGGTGCGGGCGAAGCTGCCGCAGGTGCCGATTGTCGTGGTGGGTGCCGAGCCCTCATCGGTCGCCCGCCTGATCTCCTCTCCATCGCACGTCAACGTGAAGGCCGCTAAGGCCGGAGTTGAGGCCGCCGGCGGGGCTGCCGCGGGCGTGGCTTTCGTTGACTGGATGGGTGTGGCGGACAAGCAGGCGGCGACGTGGCGCGATGAGCGAGTCTGCGCTACCGGTGACATCGTTGTCTATAACGGTGTCGCTTACCGCGTGACGCAGCCTTGGGTTCCTGCCTCGGGGGTCACTCCCGCCTCCCAGGGTGCTCCGGTTGTCCAGGTGTCGGACGTCCTGTCTGGTACCGGCAACGCGGGGAATAAGAAGGGTGACGGCACCCGCGACACGCTCCTCATGTCTGACGACACGCACCCGACGAAGATCGGGTCGGTCGCCTTTGGGGCTGCGCTCGCGAAGCGTGTTGGTGACGCGGTGGCCTCCTTGTCGACCTGGATCAAGGCTCAGGGGCCGGTAGTTCCCGCACCCTCGGCTACCCCGACGCCTCCTCAGCCACCGGCTCCTAAGGGCCTGCCGATCATGGCGTGGATGCCCGGAGGATGGGGCAAGGCTGATCGGGCCATCTACAGTAAGGCGGACGTCGACGCGATCGCGGCCCTCAAGCCCGACAAGGTGGCCTTGTCGATTCAGGCGACCGCAGACCCGAATGACGCCGCTGTCGCGATCGCTACGTCCGCTCCCAAGGGCGGTAAGGAGATCGGGCAGTATGGGCTCCAGACTCTCCGTGCCGATGGTAACGATGTTGCGGGCATGGTTGAGGCCATGGATGCTCTGGAGGCCGCCGGGATCGAGGTCCTGCCGTACATCCTGAACGGCAAGATCGATAACGATGCTCAGTGGTACCGGTCCAGCGACGGCAAGCTGCTGCCGCTGAGCGCGGCGCGCCCGAAGGCCCCGTACACGGCGATCCACTACCGCGGCCAGAACCGTTTGCGGGAGATCATGATGACGGACTACGCCACGTTCAAGCGGGCGTCCGACAACACTGATGGCCCCGCGGACTGGCAGGTCTCCGACGTCAAGAACGCCAGCATCGGCATCCTCGGTCCTAACGCTGGGGCTCCCGGCTGGGGCGCCGCCAAGACGGCGTTCCCTGAGGGCGTGTGGCCCGTCGTCTCCAGTAAGGACGAGCAAGCGACGGCCGAGAGCCTGGCGAAGTCTGCTGGCGTGACCATCCTCGGCTGGGCTGTGCCCTCGCCTGAGGCCATGGCCGCTATCAAGGGTTGACAGTACGACGAAGCGCCCCACCTACTCCCGGGTGGGGCGCTTCGTCATCTCACCAGAGGTGAGTTAGTCGATGGTAGATGCTGCGTGCCGGGTAGACGACGAACGCGTTCCAGTAGTAGTTCATGGTCACCTCCTCTGCCTTATTCTGGGGTGTATTGGCGCCGGCCCCCCGCTTGTAACCTGCCTGGTACAAGCGGGGGTCTTGTGTTTCACTGCTTCTCTAGCGGGTATGTGTGGAGCCAGAAGCCGCGCCCGTAGTATCCTTCCCCCCCCTCCCAGCCTTCGAACTCTAGGAGGGGTAGCTTCTCGTCGTCAACGATCACGAAGACCTTGAAGCTGGTGGCTGAAATGTCTCCGTCACACCCGGCCTCGCCTTCCATCTCCACCATGGCGTTCATGATGCGGGCTGTGGGGGACCCCTAGCAGAACGCCTTGGTGACCTCAAAGTCCCCTTGCCCGCAGGAGCATCCTCCGCCGCGGCCTACGGCAAGGAGCTGCGTGCCGTCGTCGAGGGTGAGGATTGCCTGTGACCTCTCGCAGTCCTCCATCCAGTTTTTGGTGACGAAGGTGCCTGTCTCGACGTTGGTGACGTAGCGGCCGATGAGGAGGCTGAGCGTGTCTGGGCTGTCTGGGTCGGGGGAGTCCTGTGGGTCTCCGTAGCACGACTCGAGCATGGTTGTTTCCTTTCTGGGGGGGGGTTATGAGTACAGTTCCCAGGATGAGGCGTTCCCGCCTTGGGCCTCGAAGGTGAGGATTGCAGGCTTGGTGGAGTCGCCGGACAGGTTGGTCCACCAGTCAGAGCCCCGATCTGCCGAGGGACAGGAGATGATCCAGCGGGCGTCGCCCGCCTGACTCACAGCGAAGTTGTGCCAGTGGCCGTGCACCAGGATTCTCGCATCGTAGAGGCCGCTCCTGCGCCCGAACGCGAGGTCCCTGAACCAAGAGGGCACCTTCGACTGCTGGCCCGCTAGGTGGCCGTGTGTGAAGCCGATGCGGGTGCCGTCAGCGGCGTCCACGGTGACGGCTTCCTCCCACTTCTCGGGCCGACGGAAGGTGACGTGTTCGTAGCCAGGGCGGCCCGCAATGATGTCCTCGATGTTCTTGGAGATCATGATGCCGAAGTCGTCTGCGGGGGCGTTGGCTCGGGAGTTCTTGCCGATCCCGGTTCTCACGGCGCAGTGGTTGGATGGGACGGCCACATAGTAGAGGGACTCACATAGGGTGGCGAGGAGCCGGAGAGCCTCAGCGTAGAGGCGCTGCACGACACGTATCTGGTCCGTCAGGCTGAGGTCGTTGGTCTGCGCCTGGCTGGCGACATTCCAGAAGCCCTCCGTGGAGTCACCGACGTCGGCGAGGATAATGCGCTTGTAGGGGCCCCTGAAGCGGATGTCGTCTGCGACGTCTTTGATGGCCCGGCGCACGAGCCGCACAGTGTCCTCAGTGCCGCCGCCGCTTCCAACCTTCCCTATCTGAAAATCCGCGAGGCAGACGATCTTCGTGGAGTCGTCGACGACCTTGACAGGTTTAGGGAGGAGGGGCTCCTGGAACACGGGGGTAAGGTCATCGTAGGAGAGGCGGCTGGCTTCGGCCATCTCCACGGCCCCGGGCTTCCAGGTGATCTTCTCGTAGGAGCCGTCGGGGAGGCGGATGGTCTTGCCGCGCTGTGTGATGGCTCCGACGGGGACGTCGTTGAAGAATGCGTCGTGGCCTTCGTCGGCGGCGCCTCGGCGCTTGAGTTTGGCGCGGTGGCGTCTCACGGAGGACTCTGACGTGTTGAAGCGCTCCGCGAGCTCGACGTTGCTGGCTCGCTGCTCCTCAGGAAGGAGGTCGTTCTCGATGATGGCTTCATCAAGGGGGGTCATAGGCTGCTGTCTTTCTATCCTTTGGTGCGACTGCGGCCCGGGAGAGACTTCTTGGTCAATCTCCCGGGCCGCTGCACCTATCCCACATTCCGGAGGAGTCACTCACCAGAACAGTTGAAGTCTACCGCCCCTACGAGGGCCTTGCAAAGGGTGACGGGGAGGTATGCGGTTTTGTAACCATGCTTGCGCCACCGCCATACGAGGTATTTGGCGTAGGGGCGCCATGTGTATTGGGCTGCGATGAACTTGCCTTGTGCGGCGTGCGGTTCCTTGGTGGTCATTTGTTTCTCCTGCATGCCCCACAGAGGGCGGTTTCGGCCCCGACTTTCCAGCCGAGGGTGCGGGCGGTGGTTTTGATGGTGGATTCGACGGCGACCCACGGCTTTGTCCTGGGGTGGGCTTGCTCGATGTGGGCTGTGCCGCACTGGCTGCATGTGATGCGGGCGCGCCATTGTGGCCCGTTTGCTTTGATGTCTACCATGTCAGAGCCTGCCTAAGGGGTTGTAGTCTTTAGGGTCCATTATGCTGCTTGGGGTTATGTGGGCGAACTCGGGGTGAGGAGCCAGGATGAAGTCAAGTTCGACTGCATTGACCGCTTTCACCCACGACCGCAGTCCGCTCATTGCGCGATCCCAGCGAAGCGCCATCTGCTCCTCGAGTATCTCCATGTACATTGTGTCACCGACAGTGACTCGCAGGAACCAGGTGCTACCACGAGTTTCGATGCGCCATTCTCCGAAAGTCGCATGCCCATCAGCGGAAACCGCTTTGACGGTCATACTGCTGGCAGTGGAGGTGATGTCGAGTAGGTTGGCGGGGCGGTGACTGATCGCCGCCTTAAATACATCCTCGGTTTGGTGTGGTGTTAGGATGGAAATGTTCTCAGCGCCCATGATTTCGCTCTTTCTGTGTTGCTATTAGCGGCGGCCCATTGCTCGTAGTGTTCGGCGTCTGGGCCGCCGTAGGTCGGCTGTGTTGCGGCCTCTACCTCGTCGAGGATGAGCCAGCAGTCTGGGCAGTACCGGAGGGACCAGTGGTAGGTTCCGTCCTTCCAGGTGTCCCTCCGGTACATGAGCCCCTGCCTGATTGAGGTGAAGCAGGCGTCGCAGATGACCTGCCCCCTGGAGTGGGGGTGGCTGGTTTTGCGGGTCAGTGTGGGGAGCGTATGCCGTGCCATAGGAGGGCCGCTACCAGCCCTTCAAGCGCCATGAGGGACAGGGATGCGATCTTGATGGCTGGGGGGGCATAGATCGAGGCGAGTACCAGCAGCACGAAGAAGAAGACGAGGCCGCTAGCGATAGTGGACGATATAATGAGGCTGATGAGGAAGTCGTTCTTCTCCTCTTCGCTTTTGTGGCGCCGGCCCATCAGAACGGCGCCCTCTGCGTGGCCCACGGGTCGCCCTGCTGGCCGCCCTTAGGGGCATTGAATCCGGCCTGCTGCTGACGTCGGGGGATGACGCCCTTGAAGCGGGGGTACCGGACCTCCAGGCTTGTCTTGCGGGTGCCGTCCTGGCCTTCCCAGCCGCGCTGGACGAGGACGCCGGCGACGGTTACCTTGTCGCCCTTCTTCAGGGTGTCGGCGAGGTGGCTGTTCTGTTCACCCCAGAAGGATGCGGTGATCCAGAGGGGGTCGCCGATGTCCTCCCACTGTCCCTGCTGGTTCTTCTTGCTGGGTGTGGCTGCGATGCGCAGCTCAGTGATCTGTTCGCCGGACTGGAGGAACTTGACCTCCGGGTCGGAGCCAAGGTTGCCTTCGACGGTGATGTCACAGGACATTAGTTTGCCTTTCGGATAGGGTGGAGGAGGGCCTGGATGTCTCTCTCCTGGACGTAGATGGTTGGGTTTCCGAGGAAGCGGAAGGTCGGCACCTTATGCTTCTGGAGGTGTCGGTCGAGTGTTCGGCGGGTGATGCCGAGCTGGGTGGCCGCCTCGTTCTTGGTGAGGTAGCCGGGGATGGTTTTCATTGGTGTCCTTTCAGGAGCTTGATGAGGTCTTCGAGTGTCATTGTGGCCCACTGTTGGGCAGGGCTGGCAACGCCGTGTCGCTTGTGGACGACGATACCAGTAAGGGCTCCAGCGTTCTTGGCCTCGACCTGAGCTTCTCGGGCCCACTTCGGTAGGTCCATGCGGGTGACGTCTTTGCATTCGATGACGATCTTGTGGTCGCCCATGCGGACGTTGGCGATGTCGCCCTTGTCTTTGGCCCCGGCCTTGGCGGCGCGGTCGATCCGGTCGTCGTCCAGTTCCTCGGCGAGGTAGTCGGCGACCAGCCTTTCGAACCGCGCCCCTGCGGCCTTGGCGCTTCTACGAGTCCTCGCCATTGTTGGCGTCCTCGCTGGGCTTGAGGCGGTGCTCAAGGTTCGCCACCTCGATGGCGAGATAGTCGCGCTCGTTTGCGACGTGGATATAGGCGCCCAGTGCGATGAGCGCCACCACAATGGTGGCGGCGAGCAGCGTGATCATGCTTCCTCCTCATCCTGGTAGCGGGTGAGCCACGCAAGGGCAAGCCCACCTACCTGGGTGACCTCGCTAACGAGGTTGGCGTTGTGGCCCGTACCTTGGGCATTGTCGTAGGTGAGGGCTGCGGCGACCTCCCCCACCTCTTCAGCCAAGGCGTAGAAGCGGGACTCGTCCGTGTGGCCATCCGCATCCAGGGTCATCCCCGGGTGCTTGACGGCGGCCCGCTTGTATTCAGCGAGGAACTCAGCCACAGGGTCGTCCACGTCGAGCCAGTGCAGCAGGAGGATGGCATCCTCAACCATGCGGGAGAGCTCGAAGCGCGCTTCTCCGGGTAGTACCTCCTTCCCGAGGGGGTATGAGGGGTCATTGGCCTGGTCCATGGCGAGGGAGATGCGCCCCAGCTGCCGGTGCCAGCGCCCGACCACCTCGAACGGGGGCTGCGTCACGTCGACATATGGCTCAGCGATGCTGTACCCCAACTCCTCCATGTTTCTCATTTCTGTTCCTTCCTGTTGTGGTAAGAGCAGCGCGCTGCCACCCTGTCGTCTTCTAGTGTCCATCCCTGACGCTTTGCCAGGTTCTGTAACACCCTGAGGTCTCTCTGCTCTCGACCAATGTCCTCAGGGCCGGGCTGCATATTGATGCGGTTGCTGCACCCCGGCCAGTCGCAGGTGACCGTCGCAAACGTATAGGTCACCGTGTCAATGCCAAGCACTCTCTGCTCCCATCGTCCTTCAGTAGGTATGTTCGCCCGTCCCAGTAGGTGACGGGGATGCTTGCGGGGTTCGCCACAAATTGGGGAACGTTGTAGCCCGCCTTTCTTGATTCGGCCCTGTTGTGTTCAACGTGCCCGTGGCAGCCCCGCACCCCATCCCCACAGAGGAGGATGAGGTTGCTGGGACTGTTCGTGTTCGGTTGGCGCGTGCCTCCCATGCCGCGAGCCCTCCTGTGCTGGATGCTCATGGGGCCGTTCCCGGCGTGCCTGCCGCAGCGGACACACCGGCACTGATCCCTCTCATAGACGAGTCTCCTGGTCTCCTGGGATGGCCCTGTGCTCCTGGAACCCCCCTTTCTACGCATCCGGCCCCTCGATTGTGAGGAGGCTGATATCCCCGGTGGAGATGAGGTCCCTGATGGCCTCCTCCTGGGCGCTTGAGATGCGGGCTGAGATGTGGGGGTCTCCTTGGACGACTTCCACACCGTCGGGGACCTCCCCGGTCTGTTTGATGAACCCGTCTAGTGCGGCTGCGGCGGTGAACCAGGGGGCTGGCACCTTGTGCACGGCCTCCGGCTTGTTCCATTCAAGCCAGGCGACGAGGGCTTTCTCGTCTACCACCTGGTAGCGGGGCTGGGGGGCGCTCATGCTGACCGTCCCGATCTGCCTTCCGTCGATGGCGGGCTTGGAACTGTCCCCAGGGGCCATGGCCTCAGCCAGCTCCTTGAGGGCTTTCTTCTTCTCCCGGGAGGCCACTTTGGCGATGTGCGCTGCGATGACCGCTCTACGGAGGGCATCCTCCTTGCTCATGGCTGCACCTTTCCTGCGTTGTAGTTCTGCGCCAACCACGCCCTGAGCATGCTGGGGTTGGCCTTGCCGCCTGCGGCGAAGTACTCCTTGCGGACCTTGTCGCCGTCCAGCTGGTGGGTGGAGCAGAATCCGTCAAGGATCATGCCACACTGCTCCACTGCTGTTCTCTTGGGGACCTCCTGTTCTGCCGGGTTGGGGGTGTTCTGCCGGCTGCCCCTATTCTCCTGGGAACCCCCTATTCTCCTGGGAACCCCCTATTCTCGAAGAGTCCGATATGGGTCAAACGGACGCAGCACGTACAGGTACTCTGCCTGACGCTTCAGCTCCGTACCCAACAGCCGGTACTCCCCGCCATCACGGTGCCACCAAGGGCCGCGCTTAACCCACTTCGCGTGATGGGAGTCCCACACATGCCCTCCGTCTGGTACCCGCTTCAAATCCCCATACGACAGCAGGACCTGCTCCATCGGCTTACTCTCCACCACGCGCCTCCTCGAGGGCGATCGCCCGATCCAGGTAGGCGCGCGCCTTCCGCAAGTCGACGACTCGACGACTCGGATCGCCCTTGCGGCCGAAGCGCATGAGGTACTTCCCCGCGTTCCAGAGATGCGGGTTATCGGGGAATAAGGCGTCCAGCAAGTCCCACGACTGTAGGTCGGCAGAGTACGTAGGAGCTCCGCCTTGAGCTAGAGCGTCACCAACCCACGTGTAGTGCGCGGGACTGTCGGCGTCCTGGGCACTGTCACGCCCGCCGACGCGCTTGAAACGCACGTCAGCGGTGCTGGCTGCCGACACGTAGGGCTCTCTGTCCGGCGGGTATCCGACTAGGGTCACCGTGACGCAGCCCCCGCCGTCTTTGTCCGCCTGTATTGCCGCATTGCAGACCCCGTCCCATATGAGGGTCAGGGAGTCCGACTTGAGGTTGTACCAGTTTGCGCGGCTGCTCAGCGCGGTGAGGTGGGCGCCCTCTTCGAGGGTGATGGTTAGCTCGTCCGCTCGGGTGTCGGTTGTGTTGATGCTGCCGGTGACGGCAATGACGCCGAAGGGGCCTGCGTCGCCAACGGCGGCGAGAGCATTCCAGTCCTCCTGCGCTTCTATCGTGCGTGTGGCCATGGTTCTTCCTTCCTAGGTCCCGCACGGTGCGGGCACCTATGGGCCGCCTAGACCAGGGTGGATCACAGCAAACCCCTACGTGTAGATGTCAGCAGGGCCGGTCTAGGCGACTCATAGGCGGGCAGGCTGTGTCGTCACCGCGGGGCCGTAGCCGTGCGGGCGATGTCTGCCGCCTATGGGCGGTGTCTCTGTGTAGTTGTCATGCTGCGTGCGCACTGTGGCGCTAAGAAGGTGGTGGCGTCAGCTCTCGCGCTGCGCGTCCTCTACGACGGCGCGGACCTGGGCCAGGGCCTCCCGGTCCTCGCTCCTGACGCCGCCGTCGCTGTACACGTATGCCGTAGCTGGGCCGCGCGTAGCGGTGATGCCTGAGCCGACGTGCGGGATCATGGGGTCGACGCGCCATCCGGCCGCTGTGAGCATGTCAGACGCTCTCGTGAGCGTCCTGGCCCGGCCGGCAGCGGCACGCATGGTGGCGGCCATGGCGTCGGCATTGGTCCAGTCGGTACTGTCCTCGGCGGCTATCAGCCACCCGGCGGCGTCCTGCCTGAACGCGGTGGCGCGGAAGGTGTGGCGCCGCGAGTAGGCGTCTCGTGTGGTCTCTACGCGGTAGTCCCCCGTGTCAATCACCCAGCCGTCCGTGGGAGCGGTGATCGGCGTGCCGGTGACCCGGCTGACCGCGGTGGCCATGCGCTCAGCGATGGTGCTCACGCCTCCTCCCCTCCATCTGAGAGGAGGGCCGCCCGCCGCCAGGCGTCCAGGATGGGGTGTGTGTCGCCCATGGGGCAGGCACCCTCCTCTGAGAGGCCAGTCGCCCCGTCGTGCCGGCAGGTGACCCTCCAGTAGGTGGTGCTGTCGGCCAGAAGGACGGCCAGTATCACGGTGCCGTCAGTGACCCCGTAGAGTCCTCTCTCGCGGTTCTCGGTGCGGTCGCGCTGGCACTGGTCAACGATGTTGCTGAGCCAGCGCGAGACATCTCTCGTCGTGGTGCCCATATACTCCTCCTCGGGTGCAGATGCGGGTAGGTGTCGCGCCCGGCGGGGGAGTCGGACCCCCGCTACGACCATCCGGGCTGATGCCTTGTCAGGCGATGATGCTCAGGACCGCGGCGGCCACGTCCTGGGGGGACCAGTAGGTGTAGTCGGAGGCGCTCTCCGCGTCGATGACGCGGAAGGGAGCGTCCTCCTGCCAATCCTCTACGAGGGCGACACCCTCGCTCCGGTAGGAGTCGACGCTGGTGAACCTGTCACCCTCACAGAGGCGGGCGTCATCTCTGAACGCCTCTACGGTCTGCTCCCAGCTGTCCTGCTCGAAGTCGGTGGCGACACAGAGGGTCTGCCACGCTGCGAGCGGGTCCCCGTAGGCGAGCTCGGCGGACTCGAAGATCGCGGCCAGGTCCGTCATGGCGACGCCGCTGATGCCGAGCGGGTGGTCAGAGATGATGACGGTGCCCGCCTCGTCGTAGGGGGTGCGCAGGGTGACGTCGTCACCTACGGCGACCTCAGCCTCACCGGAGGGCCGGTCGAAGTACTCGACACTGATGTTGTCCCTCCCCATGTCCCAGATAGTGCGGGCGATCGGGAGGGTAAGGAGCATGGCGGCGCGCTCGGCGTCGCCCGTCTCGTAGTCCCCGGTGGGGCCCGTGATGGTGGCGGTGGCGCGGGGGAGTCCTCGTGTCGCCTTGGCGGTCCAGTCACCGACGGTGATGCTGGGCCCGTCGGCTGTGTAGTCGAAGCCCCACTCGGTGAGGTAGCTGGCGATCTCCTCAGCGAGGATGGCGCCTCCCTCCAGCGCGTCAAGCGACTCTGAGGTGAGCTGGTCGCCGTCACTGTAGGAGCTTCCGATGTTGAGGAAGTCGGCGATCTCGGAGGGGTTAATGTTGTGGCTGGTGGCGTACTGGGCGATGGTGGGCATCGTTGTGATCCTTTCCGTGTGGGGCGGTTGCCCCGTGCTGATGGCTCCATCATACCCCCGTCGAGACGGAGTGAGTCAACCCGAGGCGACCCTCAATATGTGTGACGCGCACCATCGAACGCCCGTTCGAACACCCCCTCCGCACGCCACCATGCGCGCACCCCACAAACAGAAACGATCGTTTCGACATAAGCCCACCCCTTCACTCGCCGCTCGCCACCTCCCCCCACAGGCCCGCCACCCATCAGAGGCCACAGGAGGCAATCTGAGCGCCCCTCAGGGGCGCCCCAGTAGGGGAGTGCCACACCGCCACCAAACAGCCCTCAGCGGCGCCCACGGCACCCCAGGAGGGTAGGCACAGAAAAGCCCCCGGCCCGCCGAAGCGGAACCGGGGGCCGGGGATGGCGTCAGGCGCGGGCGTCCAGCTCGGCCAGCAGCTCATCGGTCGCCACAGTCGCGGCATAGCCCCGATCGGCCGGGACACCCCAGGAGAGGCGGTCGATCGCCACGCACAGCTCCTCGGTGGTGGCGGAGGCGGGGTCGAGGTAGAGGGCGTCGTAGAGGTCCATGGGGTGATTCCTTTCAGTGGGGCGGGCGGCTGATCGCCCGCGCGGTGGGATGACCATATAGGGGGCCGCTTTCCCGCGGAATGGCGCCAAAACGGCATGTAAAACACAGTTTCCATAGGTGTTTTTCAGGGCCTCGACTCGAATTGTTCGAACAGTCTTCGAACGCAACCTGAACGCCGACTGTGTGCCACCAATGCGCCACCCGGGAGAGACGCGGGCCCAAGGTCCCACGAACATTGTTCGATCCGATAACCCCAGCCACACCCACGCAACCAGGGCCACAGTACGATAAGTCAATAAACCCCCAAGCGCAGCAGCGGCATAGCGGCCACCTATCGCATCACACCAACCAACCACCGAGGCAATTGGTCGAACGCGCGTGCGATAGGCAGCCCCCATCAATCACCGGCGCCCGCGACGCCCACAGCGCCCCACACCATGACGCCCCACGCACCCCCACAGCCAGCCCGACCGCTCACACCACACCGCAACCCCCAACCCCAGCACCACCAGGACACCAGCCACCACCACGACGGCGCCGTCATACGACTCCCTCACCGAAGCCGCAGGAGCAGACGCCACCTCGCGATGCACACCCACAGACCCCACAGTCGCGCCAACACTAGGCGAAGCAGAAGTATTCACACGACTATCCACAGTCGCGCTCGGCGAAGCCGAGTGCACACCCCCCACAGAGCGACTACCACTCCACCCTGCGTTGTCTTCGTGGCCTCGAGTGTCCGGCTTGTGCGCCTGGCATGAGTCGGAGAGCGCCTGTGCGACGGCGGGGCCGGGCACGTACTGGTCACCCTGGTCGGTGATGATGGTCTGCGTGCACGCCACCTGGTCCACGATGAGCGTGTACCCCTGCCGAATGCAGGTCTCCTGCCCGTGCACGTCCGCGCAGGCGGGCAGCCCGGGCGTGGTGACGGGGGTGGTCCTCCCGGTCCACACCCAACCCGGGTACGCCCTAGCGGCGGGCGGCGCGCTCGGGGCAGGTGCCGCAGGCGCGGAATCCTCCTGCTTCTTCTCCTTCTTGTGCTTCTTAACCGGGGTCACGCTCGCGGCCCCGCCTGCCCGCCGCAGATAGGTGACAGACCCATCCTCCTCCACGAGGAAGCTCTCGCCCACACCATTGCCGCGGACGCTCGCGTCCCACAGGCACGGCCCGTACTCCTGCCCCTCACCCTCACAGGCGGGGGTCCCTGACACGTCCACAGGGGCGCCCGTCTCGGCGAGCACCCACCCACCGGTGGGGGTGTCCTCACTGGCGTGGGCGGGCACCCACCCCATGAGGGCCAGCACCCCGCACACCAGGGCCAGTGCCATGCGCCGCATCGTCTCGCTCATCGTTCCGTTTCCTTTCGGTTCGCCCCGCCGTCGGGGCTGTGTTGCTGATGCCCAGAACTGTACGCCACCCAACCGCAGCCGCGTCAACCCAAGACACCAATAAGGCCACGTGACCTACACCACCAAACACGCGCACCACACCACACCACCACCACCCAAGCACACACAAC